ATATTTCCTCGCACTGGGTCCTACGTAGATATATAGAACTTCACATCGAATCTCCGATTGCCCCACTATGTAAACTGTGTCATCAATATATAGACAGATGATTTAACGCAGATCTTTATCCGCCGTGTAATACGTCTTCCCCTTAGTTACAAAACTATGCACTCTCGCGTATCCCCACGCTTGTGGAGAAGCTCCCGGACGATGCCCAGTTCTCCACGCGGCGAGACCCCTATTGTACACCGTCTTGAGGGTCTTCAAAGGCACGCCAGTAGCCTTAGCAATTTCAGGGAGAGATTTGACTCCTGGGTACATCTTTCTAAACTTTTGCGTGTAGGAAGAAGTCTTTGTTTTCTGTCCCTTGTCCGTCTTGAAAAATTTATAATTTTTCCGGAGCATCTTCTTATAGCGGGTCTCGACCTCCTTGAGGGTCCCAAGCCCCCTGAAATATTTGAGGGGTGCGTAGATCTTACCTTCAGATTTACGCAGCTCCCCAACCTTCTTGGTAATCTGAGCATCGCTCAGAGGCATCTTACCTTTTACTGAGAAATTCTAAATGTACCGTCAAACTTCTCTGCACACACGGTTTTACTACCACCTGGTATTTTCTCGTTCCATGTTAAATCTATCACCGTTTTATTTTGAATATCCAGATCTTTCATTACGAGATGACTATCCTTACCTGAATATGCATCAAGTCGATCAATCTTCATATTTTCGATCTGTGCACAACACGCATACCGACCTTCGGGAAGAGACTGATTAATTGCGGCACCTAATTTTATACCCGGTTTCAACATTAATTTTGAAACCGTTTGACCTTCACAACCTCCTTTAGCATACTTCGTGGTCAGTATAATACTAGCCTTTTTTGTAGAAACATTCTCTGCCTTTGGCTCTGGCTTTGGCGTTGGCTTCCCTGAACCACTCCCACTTGCGGACACACCCTTCCCTGAACCACTCACACTTCCGGACATACCCTTCCCTGAACCAACTTTCGTGACTGGTGCGGGCTCCGCGACTGGTGCGGGCTCTGCGACTGGTGTGGGGGCGCGTGAAGCAGTCGCTTGAACATTCTTCGGTTTCATCATTAGAAAAACTATTGTTACACCAGCGACAATCAATAATAAAACTAAAACACCGATGAAAGCTGGGTTCATCTTACCTTTTGCCGAGATATTTTATTGCCACTTTTATATCGGGAAATAGGCGGTTGGCCAACTTTACGCGCCCTGAGTTAGGATTATAGTACCCTGTGTACCCCTCGAAAGTTGCCCGAATAAAATCACCCATATAAAAAATACAACATTATTTTAATAAGTCAGGATGGGTCTCTCGATTATCATGGGTAATATGTTTTCAGGTAAGACATCAGAACTTATTCGAAGGTTGAAGCGACTCAAGGTTCTGGGTAAGCAAATTGTGGTTGTGAATTCTGCAAAAGATACACGATCCCCTGATGAAGTCCTCAAAACCCATGATAATGTCAAGTTTGATTGTCACAAGGTCATCAACTTGTATGAACTACTGGGAAAGTGTGATTTTGAGGATGCCGATGTTGTCGCGATCGATGAAGCACAATTCTATCCCGATCTTAAACATTTTATCGTGACGTGTATGGATATGGGGAAGGATGTGATCATCGCGGGTCTAGATGGCGACGCATTTCAGAGGAAATGGGGGGAACTTCTTGATTGTATCCCCTTAGCTAGTGAAGTTATGAAGTTATCAGCACTGTGTAAATATTGTCGACAAGAGACCCCTGGTCCATTCACAAAGAGGATTGTAGAAGATCAAAAACTTGAACTCATCGGTGGGAGTGACATGTACGTGGCGGTATGTCAGAAACATCTATGAACATCCAGAATTAAAACAACTCTCCGACCCTGACCAGTCTTGGTAAGTTCGTGGTACCGTGCGTGATCAAAGAGGTACTCCTCACCTTCCTTGTGTACGTGAGGTCCCTTCTCAGTATAGAGTGTACAGTCACCTCCACCCTCTATAGTAAGATGATACCGAAGTAGGAGGTTTGTTTCTGCACGATGTGGTGCGATAGTCATTGGTCCTTCAACAACTGCGAAGAGTGCAGTCTCTTTGTTTATACACGGAATCTGATCGATGAGATTTTTTAAAAGTGGAAAGTTTTCAACTCTGTAGAAGTAGTATCGCTCATTCTTTTCAAACCATGGATCAAGATCATGGAAGTATTGTTTCTCAAGTTTTTTGGAAACTTTCCCAAACTCTTTTTGAATCTTTCGAAAATGAAACTTTATGAGCCATAGACCTGGATGATCTAGAACCCTGTAGTTTGAAAATCCAGTAAGTATGTCAATGATCGTATTTCGCATACCCACCAGGGGTCGTCGTGGATTCTGAAAATACAAGCGGTCGATGGGTGCCTTCAGATAATCATGAAGAACCAAACCTACAGGGACCAATACCAGGGGCCACATTATTTTCTCTGCAGATAATAAAAATGCCCGGATACGGTGGAAAGATGGAAAAGTACGCCCCAGCCCCTGTCGAAGAAGTTGAAACTGTCGAGAAGCGCTTCACCATGCCCAAGATGCCCGCTCTGACCATTGTTCAGATTATGCTCGTCGCCACTATCGCTCTTTACGCCTACAGCGCCCGTAAGATGAATGGTGTCGTCGTCTCCAGCCTCGCGCTCACTGTGGCCCTCCTCCACGTGTACGACCACATGTACCGTGTGAAGCGTGGCCCTGAGCAGCTTTTCTTCCTTCCCAAGAAGGAAGCTTACGGCTGCATGGCGTGCAAGTAAATTTTATCAGTAAAAGATAAGTATGCGCGTCAAGATTATAAAAAGTCCTGATCGTAAGAAAAAGTTCAGGGCTGTCTTAGAAGACGGCAGGACTGTTGACTTTGGTGCCAGTGGATATTCAGACTACACCAAACACAAGAATCCTTCACGTATGCGTTCCTATGTACTCAGACATGGCGGTCAAGTACCCAAGAGGACAATAGCAGAGAGAGATCCCAAAAAGATCCATAAAATGATGCTCAATGTGACATCGAGTGATAAAGAAGATTGGAAGTTGAGTGGTATCGGTAGGGCTGGTTTCTGGTCCCGCTGGTACCTCTGGGGTCATCCATCGTTTGAGGGTGCTAAAAAGATCATCACCAAAAAGTTTGGGGTTTCTTTAGACATATATCATTAGCATTAGTGTCACTGGGGTTATTTTCCCATTCCACAAAATTCCCTAGCGGCTATTTCAACGTAGTTTACTGACGCACCCAATGGTTCCATCGCTTCATTCATTATAGTCCCACTTTTTTTCATACCCCCAATAGTTAGTATATTCCCAGGTTGGTTATAAGGAGGAGTAGTTCTAGTAGCTCTAATTTTTTTAGCAGTAGCACAAAATTTTGCAACTCCATCTGGATTGGATTTACGAATGTTCTCCACCTGTAACTTATTTTCCTTGTCAGTTTTCTTACCAGTTCTTCCCTTAGAAAAAGTATTTATAAATGGCGCCTGTGCAACTAAATCCCCAATTCCCGACACCTTCAAGAAGTGTGGCCCAGTCCTAGGAATCAGACCAGCGAAGAAGGCGGCGGCTGAAGAGGACGATGAACAACAAGAGAGTACACATACGGCAAGAAGGATTTGTGCCATCTTATACCTTTAACGCTTATTTAATTTTGCGAGTTCCAAAGCACGTTTCACGAACGCCTTATCCCGTTTAATCTTAGGATCCGCGGCGATAAGACGCAACAACGTAGCAGTGGGGATCTTGGGGCTATTCCCCGTGGGTTTGGGCATCTTCTTCAACTTTTTCTTCGCTTCCTGAAGTTGTTTCACACCTGGCATTTATTATGGGCGGAGACCTTTTTTCGCGAGAGTCGCCTTGAGCTCAGCCATGAGTTTAGCGCGCTGGTTGTTTAGCACAGGCTTCTTGGGGGGTGGAGGTGGAGGAGGTGGAGGGGGAGCGCGAGCACCTTGAGGTCTGGGTGTCGCCACGGGAGCAACTACGGTTTGACAAATACGAATAACTTTTTGGGCGTTCTTGACGCTGTTCTCAAAGTTCATAGTAATCTTAGAACGAAGTTCCC